ATCATCAGTGCCAGCATCAGATGCGCCAGCAGCACCAGGAGAAGCGCTCTTCAAAGCATCCTGAACATCAGGAGGCAAAGGCGCAACAGACGCAGCCTGCTGTGCACCACGCACCGCGTTCATCATCTCAGGCGAAACAGCGGCAAGCATTGCCTCCGTCAACTCAGGAGTCAAAACCCCACGCTCAGTGAGCATACGAAGAGCAACCTCGTTAGGTGTCGGAGCATCCTGGTCTGAGAAGCCGTGTGCGCGTCGCCAAGCGTCTGAAGACACTGCACCACGGTCAAACCCTGCATCAGCGTCCGTGGCCCTGTCGTTACGTGTGGAGACCGCTGAGGGGTCATACCACACAGTAATACGAGAAACCTCTTCATCTGTGTACCCATTAGCAGTGAGATACGGGCGAAGATACACAACAGTAAGAGCGTCAACAATAAGAAGCATGAGAGGCTCAATGTGAGCCTTATACAAAGACTCATCAATCTGCAGGGCATTCGAATACTTCACATTTGCCAGACCCGTAACAATATCCTTAGGAACATCAAGACCCTGCATGATGCGCTCCAAAACACGGTCAGCACGCAAAGCCAAAGCAGGGTCAAAAGAACGCTCAAACTTAAACTGCTTAATAGCATCACCAAGCTCAGAAGGCCCACGAATAATCAGTGGGACAACAGCAGACGCAGACTCCTCATCACGAATCGGAGTCGTCATCGCATCAATCAACTGCTCCTCGAACTCGTCCTCTGCCTCCTCAGCCGTCACACCAGGGCCAATCCCATCCTCAGAGTCGTAAAGTTCAGGGTCACCCTGAGCCGCGACAGAAAGACCATCAGGCAGATACAAAGCACCAGCGTTAAGGCGAGAACGTGCAGTAGCACGGAAAGTACGGTTAAGAAGCAAAAGCTCAGCACAAAGGTCCAAAAGACCACGAAGCGAACTATCAGCCTCATCAGAATAACGAGGGTGCGAACGCCAAATCCGACCAACAAAAGCCTTACTGCCAAGAGCAGTAACACCGCCACTCATCTTGCCACCCTGCGCCTGCTCACGGCGACCAATAACGTTGTACTGCCCACGACCATCAACAATGACCTCGTCAACAGAACGAATATCCCAAGACTCAGGCTCACCAGTACCCTTACGGGCAGGCATCTGAACCAAATAACACTCACCAGACACAGCCAAGTTAAGAGCCGCATCCTTCAACAAACCAGGCTGTCCGCCATACGCAGAGTTCAACCGATTCAAAGCACGCTGAGCAGCAGCAGCAAGATTAGGGTCAACAATCCTAGACTCATCAACAGGAATCGGAGCCTGGCTAGGGTCATCAACAGCAGCCGCATAAATCCGAATACGAGAAACAACAGAAGCTACCAGGTTAAAAGCATACTTAATCTCACCAATAGCATCGTAATACTCCCACGCCTCAGCCTGCCAAGCAGAAGACGAAGCAGAACGGCGAGCCTTAAACTGCTCGAACTCGCCCTTATCATTAGTTTTAACCTGCGCAGCAGCAGCAGTTAAAGACCTAGGAGTGTTATAAGCGGCAGGAGCAGGAGTGTTATAAAAAAGACCAGGCTGAGAAACAGGGGCAGAGACCATCTGCGTAGAACGAGACATGGAACGGCCAGAAGTAGATTTCCTCTTCCGAGTGGCAGCACCAAGGTTGCTCGCTACTGGTGGCTCTTCCTTATTAAAAATACCCACGTGGGGGCTCCTCGTCAATTTGGCGGAATACGGTTACAAACTTATTTGTCCTCGTACGCGGTCAATAGTCCCGCAATAGCTGAAAGCGCGAAAGGCACAACAACCAAAACAGTTACTGTACTAATCATAGCCGATACATAAAGTAATGATGCCACCCACACTGACAAACACCATTCACAAGTCAACAAATAACCAAGCTTGCTGGACTCAGGAGGAAACCGACGCCAATACCTATTACGGGCAGACTCAAAAATAGTGTCACGAGTAGCCAACCTCGTAATACGATAAGTCGCCAACCCAAGAATAATGAACTCTAAAGCACCCACAAAACACCGCCCTCAAACATCAAAGTCTTCTCCACTTCATACCTACTCGACAGGGTCCGAACTTGAGCTAACAATATTCCCATACGGATTCCAACCCCTCAACCTAGAACCACACCCACAGTTCTCATCCTTAGTAAACGCCAAAATCTTACCCGACTCTGTCCTAACATACGATATCTTCTCAACATGCTGCGCCTCAACAAGCTTCTCACGAAAAACAACCTGAGGCCCCTCAGGAGAATCCAAAGCAACCATAACCTGGTCCCGAACAATCACCACACGACACCTATCCAAAAACCTCGACCCCCGAGGAGCCTCGCCCTTAATTTTTAAAGTAGTGATGTCGGAAAGAGAGTCCGAAGGGGCCAACCTCAAAAGAGCAGGGAAAACATCAACACGCTTCACGGGGTGTACTCCGTTGGGATATAAAAAGTCGACCAACCAAACGCACTCTCCGCGACAGGCAGAGGAACAACAAGAGGTCGAACACGGCTAGAGTCCTGTATGTGCGTAACAACATCGTCAACCGAAGAAACTCGAACAGAGCGCGACCACTCCTTCTTTACAAGAAGCATCGCAATAGGGAAAGCCATCGGGTGTGGAGAATCCTCAGCAGTCATCGTCTCAAGGAACCGAGCCTGGCTAGACTTTTTATTTTTCGGATTACGCCAAACCACAACAGCAAGCTCCGACTCCGAATACGTACCAGACGCAGTCTTATAGTTCTTCACCTACTCAACCTCCTAGCCATCGCACGATACGAAACCCCAGCAGCCTCAGCAATCGCAGCAGTAGGCACACCCATAGAGCGAAGCGCAATTGCCATAGCAGTCAAATCACGATTAGCCTGGGCCAACGGAGAGTCAGGCATCGTCCTAGCACGATAACGCCTCGCAAGAGCAGAAAGCTCCCTGAGACGAGGTTTCATATCTGGTGGCACCCCAGGGGATACAGAACGAAGGCGAGGGGCATTCTTTGTCGGAACAGAGGTCGTAAGACTGCGAGGAGGGGCCTGCGGGATAGGGCGGTTCTGGTGTGCAGGGGCAGCACGCTTAACCCAAAAATGAATAGTCGTCTTAGGGCGTTGAGGGTTAAGAGACTCCCCAAGAATGGAAAGAGACCAGCCAGACTCCCAAAGAGCTCGGAGACGCGACTCAGCTGCAGGACGGTCAAGAGAGTCAATAAAACTCACTTCATCCTTAGGCAAATACGTTCTCTCGGTCATAACTTTATTGTACAGCGTTTCTATGTACTCGTTCAGGCAGGAGAGGGCCAACATTATTGTACGGCAGAGGCGATTTAATGAACCTTTAGTTAATTTGCTTTTGGCCTGCGAGTGGGATGCCCTTAGATATGAAGATGTTTCAAAACGTTTCCTAAAAAATTCGGCAAAAACAGAAAAATCTTTTTGATGAGGATTATTTTTTATTTCCTGCTTTTGGGAAGACAGCATCTAAATCTTTTACAAAATATCGCAAGCGTTTACAAAAAATATTGCTAGTGCTTTACTAATTGTCTAGGTGCCTAGTGTCAAGTGCTAGGTGTTGTTTAGTGTGGTGTTGTCTAGTGTGGTGCTAGGTGTTCTTGGTGGGTGCTAGGTGTGGGGGGGTAGGGGGGCTAGTTGTTCTCAGGGGTGGCGCTTTTTTCCTGGCTAGGGCTTTTCTTTGGGGTGTCAAAAATCGAATCACCGCATACCCTCAGGTTTTTTTGAGGGGTCGCTTTATTGTGTGTGATGTTTTCTAGGTGTGGGGTGTTCCTCAGGGCGGGGCATTGTGGGGTTGATTAGTGGGGGTAGGTACACTTTTTTCTTTTCTGTCTTGGGCTAATTCTTTTGGCTTGTCTGGCTTGGGCTTGGGTGTTGCCCCGTCGTCTTTTTATGGGTTGAGCTTTTCTCCCTGTGGTGTGTGGGGTGGGTGTCTAAGAAAGAGAAACCGTGGCTTTAGCCGTGTGAGCTAACCGTGTGTGTAGCGGTGTGGGTGTCCCGTATAGGTGCTGTCAGGGGGCAGAAGAAAACCCCCTAGGGGTTACCTAGGGGGCTCTCCGCTTGTGTGTCCGCTTGGGCTAGGCGCTAGCCCTGCCTGAGAGCTTGAGCCCTAGCTCTAGGTTTGCGATGGCTTTCGCTTGGGAGCGAATCGCGCCTTGTAGCCTGTCCGCTTGTGAGATGAAGATGGCGCGGGCGAGAGCCTGCTCATTTTCGCTTTTCTCACGCTTGAGGGTGGCTAGGCGCTTGATGTCTGAATTATCCATTTTGGATTCCTTTCGTTGGGGTGATGTACTTAGTCTAGGGCATACAAGACAAATCCGCAAGTCAAAACAACAAAAAACTTTTTTTATTTTTTTTTGTTTAGACTTGACATTCTCACGTTAGGGCGATAGTCTGGTAGTACACCAGATGAAAGGGGCTCACGATGAGCAAAATCACAGAAGCCAAAATCGCAGAATATGTTCGCACAGACTATGTCGTCACTGTTCGCGAGACAGCATGGCACCAGGCTTTGCCTTACACCACGGAGAGTGGTGGAGTTTTCGGTCATTGGAATGACGCAGTGGCTTGGCTTGCGCCCATCACCGCAGACTTTCACGCACGGGGTTTGGTCAAGGGTGAGGATTACGAAATCCAATTCGAGACTTGCTAGTCTGAGGCGAGAAGAGAGAGCCCCCCGCAAGTAGGGGGGCTTTTTCTTTTGACGCACGCACAGATTAGCAAGCGCTAAATTAGCAAGCGCTAAACGCCCCCAAATTTTTACCCCCCTCAACACCACGCCCCGCATCTTGCCACGCCAATAGGGTGAGGACTTGACATTTTCTTGTATGTTGTGTACCCTTGTCTATAAGCAACACCCCCTACGAAAGGACACACTATGTTTGGAATCACAGCACGCGACACCAATGGAGTCACCTACGGCTTTGTCATTGACACTGTAGAGCAAGTACGCAAGTTCGCTAGTGACACACGACGCGACTTTGGCACGGGAATCGTCGAAGCCACTTACAATAACCAGGTGCTTGGCTTTCATCACTTGGCAACGCTCGCCTATGGCACCTTGCCTTGGGAGAGCCCCAACGCCTAAGACCTAACGCCTAGGGCGCTCAAGTTCACCGTGTGTGGGCTTGGGCGCTTACGGTGTCTAAGAGAGAAGGAAGGAAGACTATGTCGTACACAGTAACCATCACAACAGCGCTAGGGCGTACTTTTACGCACAGCGTAGGCACGCTTGAGCATCTGCGCTTGACTATCAACCGCACACACTTAGCCCGTCTTGTGAGAGTACTTGATAACAGCACTGGCGAATACTTTGATGAGCAAGAGGTGCTTGTCTTGGCAGACCCAGAAATCCTAGTTTGACTTTATATTGTTTTAGTAGTAGACTAAACACACAACAAGAAAGGAATCATTATGAAGAATGTAATTATTATCAAGACCACGGGAGAAACTGAGGTCGTAAACTTTGGGAGCGACTCTCTCTCCGTGTTACAGAAAGCCGTGGGCGGGTGGGTACAAGCGATTGACCTGAACAATAACCTGACGCTTTGGGTAAATGAAGAGGGAAAGTTGGAGGACTTGCCACACAACGCACTAGCCCAGCACTTTTTTGACCTACGCTTTGGGACTGGCGCGGACATTATTGTGGGCGACGCAGTTCTGACTGGTGGCACGGATAGCAACGGCGATACGCTTGGGCTTGACGATGACGCCCTAAAAAATCTGGTAGCAAGCGTTACCGCAAGCGCCTAACATCACGCAACAGCAAGAGCAAAGAGCCCCCGCCCAACAGCGGGGGTTTTTTGTTGGACACGAGTGGCAGCGACCCCTCCCCCAAATTTTTACCCCCCGCAAGACGCAACAACTTACGACACGCCCGAGATGTTAGCAATTTGACATTAGAAACAATCTGCTTTATGCTTGGGGTATACCAACTGAAAGGGGTACAAAATGACCACAATCCTCACCACCAGCGTCCACTACGAAATCTGCGACAACGCGGGTGACGACGCCCACGAAGACTACTGCTTGGGCGTTATCCCGCAAGCAGACTACGACGCCAAGCGTCATACTCTCATCAAGGAATTGGCTTGGCACTTGGGCGGACAGCGCCCAACCTGCGACAACTGCGAAGAAGTCTACGCGGACAACTACCACGCCTAGCGCCTAAAGACTAGCCCCCCGCTTGGGGGGCTTTTCTTTTGCCCATCGCGAGAGTAACCGTGTTGAGGGTAAAAATTTGACGGTGTTACATAAAATCTTTTTTGTTGTTTAGACTTGACAAGCGTGGGGGTTATGCCCTAGAATTAGTACATACGGAAGGAGTCAAAATGACTTACGGATTACCAGACAGTATGCTAGTTGGGACTGCCCAGCGCGTAACGGCAACCCTGAGGAAAGAGCGTCGCAGGAACTCTAGCCCCATAATGGACGAACTAGTCTACGCGGGTGCTTTGGCGGTAGACGACTTTTTCTTCGGGTGGGTAAAGCGACTCATCAAGCGCCCCAAGCGACAGACATACGACGCACCAAAGAATATGCGATTCACGGCTAGGCAGGTCAGAAAGCAACAGAAGAGATTCGGACTCTAGCCCTAAAGCAGAAAGCCCCCCAGCAAGCGCTAGGGGGCTTTTTGTTGTACTAGTTAGTCTGGTAGGTCAGACTCGGACTTCGCGAACACCGTGTCAATCTCATCGGCGGTTAGGTTGCCATCTTTCAGGTACGCACGACTAAGACCCTCTAGCACCGTGGCTATGCCACCAATACCAGCCATCAACGCTGCTTGCCAAACTTCCACGCCAATAAGCGCACCAGTACCGATAACGCCCAGCGCGGTGGCGATGAAGACCGCAACCATTCGCCCAGCAATATCTTTTGTTTTATTCCAAGACATAATTCCTCCGTAGGTTAGAGGGGGTAAAAATATCAACCCCGCCACTTACTATTGTAAAGCAAGTAGCGGGTTTTGATATTATGTTGTACTATATATTTTATCCTAGACAGCGATAGTTACGGGTGTGCGCTCAAACAATGAACGCACAACAGCGTCCGTGTTGTACGCACCCGTAATGCTTTTGTCTTTGGCGTAGGACTCTAGCGCCTCCTTTGTTCCAGTGCTCAACCAGCCACGCCTATCTGAACCAGCAGACATATAGCCTTTTTCGACAAGCCTAATCTGTACTAGCCCGACAGAGCGTGAGTTACGCTCGAACAAACTTTCGAACACCAGTTTAGATACAGAAACAGACATATCTTGCGACCAAGCCACGCTTCCTTCATCAGACTTAGGTGCTTTTTTCTTTTCTGGTACTACGGTTGCCTCCGCAACAGGACGCTCGAACTTTGTTCCATCTTGGACAAGCCCGTCGCCGTCACCATCAACCGCGTCAATGACAAATCCTTCGGGACGCTCAAACACTGTGCCGTCCTCAACCAGACCGTCACCGTCGCCATCGCGGGCAATACGGTTTTGCTTTTTATCAGTCATATCTTTCCTTTGTTTGTTGGACGACTGCTTTTACAGTATACCCTAGAATTTTTACCCCCCTAGGGCAAAAAGAAACCCCCCAACTGCTTGGGGGGCTCTTTTCTAGGCTTACTGCTTAGTAACCGCCGTACATAGAGTCTTGGTACCTATTTTCTGCCTTTTTTTCTTCTTCTTGCTCGGGGTACCGTGCTGTTTCTACTTTGTGCATTGTGCTCCACACATCACTAAGCGCTTGGGTAAAGTCACGCCCCCGTGTGCTGTACATTCTGTCTTTGTAGTTGCTGTAGGTCATTTTCTCAATCTGCGTGGTAACCCACTCAGCAAAGACGGTGCGTGGTACTTCCACGCGGGCGGGGTAGTCGTTATCGGGGGTGTGCTTCACAATCTGGTCAGCAAAGTCCGCGATGGGGGTCAGGGAGTCGTAGTCCCTAGCCCGTACAACAATAATTTCGGGGTTGTCCCAGTGCGTTACCGCACTTACAAATCCTGTTTCACTCATTAGCCACATATTTTTCTCCTTCTAGTTGTTTATTTTCACTTCTCCCGTGCGGAGAGGAAAGATGACGCAATCGCAATTCCAGCAAGCGCCAACACGATGTCCGTGTGGTCAGTCACTAGCGCTACGATAAGCCCAGCAAGTCCAGCAGTAGTAGCAACTACTGCTGTCCATACAATGTTTCTTAGGTTCACTTTGTGCTCCTGTCTGGTCTTGTGCGACCCACAAGTCGTGCGCTTGGGTCACGTAGTTGTGTTCTTAGTTGGATAGCCTCGCGTGCTGTACGGTAGTCAATCTTTAGATAACTTGCAACTTGTTCTACGGACAACCCGATGGTTGCGTAGAGTTTGCTTGCTTCGTCCGCGTAGCGTTCGCTTTTCTTTTGTCTCTCCATAAAAATAGTTTATACCACCTTCCTGTAAAAGTCAAGTGTCAGTGGTCAGTGGTACTAGTGGTGGCGGTGGTGGCGGTGGTAAAACCTGCACCAAAAACCTCAACGAAACAAAATAAGTTATTTACAAGTTGCGCAGCCGCAGCGCATCTTCCCTGAAATTTTTACCCCTTGACAAGCGCTGCGAGAATAAAATCGACAATAAACTTTGCGTTTTCGTTGCCTTGCTCGTCTATGTTCTCTTCTTCGATAAGTTTGTCTAGCGAGAGTACGGAGTAGTCGCCTTCTCCATCAAAGATGGTCACCAACTTGGTCTTTCCATCGTTGGGGTCATCGACTATGGCAACCGTGTAGGGGTTCCCTGTTTGGTTGTCGTGTTCTTTTAGGTCTAAGATGACTGGCTCTAACATACCTATAGTTTACCCTCATATTTTTACCCCTAGGGGCAAGAAAATGCCCCCCCGACCAGGGTCACATCGAAAGGGGTTGGTCAGGGGGGCGCACCAGGGAAGGTGTTCTTTATTCCTCGTTGAGGAAGATTGTGTAGGTTCTAATTTTTCCTTCTTGGGTTAGCCGTGAGTAGAAATCCCCCAGCGCCCTGTAGTACTTTCGGTCAAACAAGTACCGCGTGACTGCTCCGCAGTTATCTAAAATTGTTACTCGCATTTTTTGTCCTTTCGTTCGTTGTTACTCTAGTCTAAACTATAAAATCTAAAAAGTCAAATCGGCGTGTTAGGCGTGTTGCTCACGCACGGCACGGCGTAGTTGCGCTCCGCGTGTTCGGGCACGCTTCTCTCGCTTGTCCACGTGGGTTCCACTAGCGCCACTACGGCGTAGTTCTGCCATAGCCCTTGCGTATTCGGGGTTCTCGATTCCTTTATGCTTTGTCATACATAAAGTATACATCAAAAACCCCGCAAGCGCAACTACACTAGTGTGGCTACTTTCCGCGTTCTCTCCGCTCTAACGCTAGACCCAGGGCAATCATTCCCCAGACAATCATTGCGGGGTAGATGGCGTAAGTCCAGTAGGTGTCGTGGAAGGATAGGAATATCCCTGTGGTGAGTGCGGTGATGAATACATATTTTAGGTAGGTTCCCATTGTTCTGTCCTTTCGTAGTTCCCTGAGATTTTTACCCCAGGG